CAGAGCATTGCTGATCGCGGGGCGCGTAAATCAGTTTTATTTCAAATTGCTGCAAAACTGGCCGGCGCTATCCACAGTGTGGATGTTCTGATTAATGTAAACCGCTAAGGGGTTGCCCATGTCGACATATTCTTTTTTGGATACAAATGCTGCATTAGTTGGCCCCGGCGGTGTTGTTAATCTGGGCCAAGGTGCTGCAGTGGCAGATGAGGGGATTACCATCACCCCTAACGAAGACATTGATGGAATGACCATTGCTGCCGATGGCACCCCGATGCATTCTTTGCATGCCAACAAAAGCAGCACCGTAGTAGTGCGGTTGCTCAAAACTTCCCCGGTCAATCAAAAATTGGCGCAGATGTATGCTTTTCAAACTGCTGCCAGTTCCGCGCATGGCCAGAATACTTTCTCGCTTAGCAATAGCCATACGCAGGACAGCGTTACATGCCGCCTATGCGCTTTTAAGCGAGCGCCTGACCTTACCTATGCCAAGGAAGGCGGATTGATAGAATGGCAGTTTAACGCCGGTATCGTTGACCGCACTTTAGGAGCTACCACGTAATATGAATATTAAAATAATCGGAGAGAATACTTATTATACCACCCAAAAACTGGACGTTTTCGTTCAACTGGATTTAGCCAGAAAGCTAAGTCCTGCTACTGTAATTGTAGGAGGTTTAGTCAACCCAGAAAATGCCGGAAAAGACAAAACAATCCTGATCGTTATGATGCTTTCGAATCTCAGCGATGAAGATTCTCGCTTTGTGGTTAACAAGTGTCTAGGTACAGTTTTTCGCCAACAAGGCGAAGGCAAAGGCGCACCAGTGATGAATGCGAATGGCGTGTTGATGTTTGATGATATTGACATGACCAGCCTTTTGGAACTTACTGCTTTTGTTTTAGAAGAGAATATCGGCGGTTTTTTTCATACAGCCCTCAACGGTTTGAAAGCTCCGTTAGCAACGCTGTAAACCTAGCTTCGATGACCAGCGGCGAAGATTGGCTTCTTCGCCCCGTTGTAAAGGGCATGTGCTACTACGAATCTCTTTTAAATGGCAAGTTAAGTTTGTTAGATATTGCAAAGATGAATGAGGCGTTAGATGTAGAATTAGAAAATCAACGCCGTTTGACTCCCAAGGAATAAACCATGTCAGGTACGTCAGAGATTTTACAAGAGTACCTGGTCAAGTTAGGTTATCAAGTTGATGCGCTTTCTAACGCTAAATTTGATTCTTATCTCAGTAAAACCACTAAAAATATTTTAAGCACTGGCGGTGCTGTTGTTGGATTAGCGGCGTCTATTGAAGCCGCTGCGGCAGCTTTTGCGTATTCTATGCGCAAGATGTATTTTCAGTCTGAACTTTCTCAAAGCACCGTAAAAAATATCAACGCAATGACCTTTGCCGGAAAACAGATTGGCATTGAAGGCGAAGCTATGGGTAATGCTATCCATAGCATGGCTCAAGCTATGCGCCTCAATCCCGGCCTGCAAGCATTAGTAGAAAGTTTTGGAGTTAAAGTTACCGGCAGGGATATGAGCGATGTCATGGTTGACTTCGTTAAAGCTTTGCGTCAGATGCCGGAATTTGCAGCAACTAAATACGCAGCCTTGTTCGGCATTGATCCTGACACATACCATCAAATGATCAACCACATGGATGAACTAGCAGCTAAACGCCAGCAGTTACTCAATCTTTATAAACAAACTGGTGTTGATCCCGATGCTGCTAAAAAAGCTATTTTAGAATATACCGCTTCTATTGATTTGCTAGAAGCAAGGCTTTCCATTTTAGGTCAAGCAGTGCTTATTCGCTTGCAACCTTTTTTCAAAAAGACCACTGAATTTATTAATCAGTCAATTAGTGGTTGGACTGATATTGTAACTAATAAAAACCAAATAATTTTAGACAGCTTTACAGGCAAAGCTGCATTAGGTTTTGTGAAAGAAACCCTTGCGACTGCAACTGATCCTATTACCAATTATCTCAAAGAATTAAATGACAAAAGTTATGAATGGGCGACTAAAAATTTTTCACCGCGCGGTATTAGAAATAATAACCCAGGTAATCTAAATTATGCCGGACAAGCTGGCGCTAGTAAAGAACCCGGCAAAGACGGGCGATTTGCTGTATTCAAAAATATGGTTGATGGCAATGCGGCTCTTGCGGATCAACTTAACCGTTACTCTATGAGTGGCGTTGATACAATTGAAAAAATAATCAGTAAATATGCTCCGAAAGAAGACAAAAACAATACCCAAGCTTATATCGATAGAGTTGCAAAACAATTAGGTGTCAAATCAACTGACACCCTAAATTTTGCAAACAATCCTGAATTAATGAAGAAAGTAATGCAGGCTATCATCGGGGTTGAAAACGGAGCTAAGTGGGTTAATCAAAAAGACATCCAAGCTGGAATTAATCAAAGTAAATACGGCCAAGCTTTGAATGGTTCAGCTAACACTCGACTTGGCATCGGTGCTGCTGGTGCAAGGGTTATCCACGTTTCGTTTGCACCAAATATTACGGTACACAGTTCTGATCCTGCAGCCGCCGGACGTGCAGTTGCAACTGCTCAAGAAAGATTATATGGCGATGTGCTTCGAAATACTAAGAGTGCCTTGCAATGAGTAACTTTTCAGGCTTTGTGCAAGCGGGACTTCAGCTTGGATTAGATTCAATCCTTGTGCGCCCGAAACGCGGATTTTACAATATCGTTGGTGCTGATAATTCCGCAATGGCAGATATTGTTGCGCATTGCACAGTAAGCGAAGAACACCTTGATGAAATGGAAATCACTGAACATCCTATTGAGCAAGGAGCTCCAATTGCCGACCATGCTTTTAAAAGACCTGCGAGTGTTATTCTTCACCTAGGATGGTCAAACAGCCCAAATAAAGACAATGGCTTGATTTCAGGCGCTGTCGGCGCAGTGTCGGCAAATAGCCCTGTAGGCCAGCAGGCTGCCAATGCAGCAGGCATAGCTTCTGCAGCAGTGACATTAGCCAATACAGTTCAAGCCTCTTTAAACGGCGTTGCAATCGGACAGATGATCGACGTTTACAACAAGCTTTTAAAATTGCAATCTGTTCGAGCTTTGTTTGATCTTTATACGGGGAAACGCGTATACCAGAACATGATTTGCAAAGCAATTTCAGCGCCAACTGATTACCGAACTGAAAATTCATTATTCATTACGATGCATTGCCAGCAATTGATAATTGTAAGCACACAGACTGTTCAATTGCCAAAAACAACTCAAGCTAATCCGGCTGAAACTGCATCCCCGGTTAACAATGGAATTGCTTCTCCTACTCCAGTGGGACCGATTCCATTGCCAGCAGCTGCCGGACAAGTATCTGCAGGACATTGGTAATGGCTACTTATGAGATTCCATTAACTCCAGAAGCACAAAATTTATCTGTATCTCTAGCTGGAAAATCTTATCAACTTAGATTGATTTGGAACCAGCTTTCGCTCCTGTGGATATTGGATATTGCGGATGCAGCTGGTAATGCCATTATCAACGGTATACCGCTGGTGGCTAATACTGACTTGCTGGAGCCTTATGGTTACCTAGGCTTTGGCGGAAAATTGGTAGCACAAACAGATGGAAAGCCAGATATTTCGCCAACTTATGATAATCTTGGCGTTCTTGGGCGCTTGTATTTTGTGACTATATGAGTAACCAGTTTGGACGAAAAGTAGGACTCATTCTTTTCGCTGGCGAAAAAGGCTTAGATTTGTCTGAATTCCGTATTCAGTTTTCTGTTCAAAATGCAGATGAAGAATCTCCAAATAATGCGGTTATAAGAGTTTTCAATCTTTCTCCAACTACCATTAAAAAGATCAAAGGTGAGTTTAGTGAAGTAACTTTAAACGCTGGATACGAAACAGGCAATTATGGTGTTATTTTTCAAGGCACCATAAAACAATATCGCATTGGACGCATTAGCGCTACTGATTCCTATTTAGATGTTTTAGCAGCAGATGGCGATATTGCATATAACCAAGGAATTGTAAGTACTACTTTAGCTAAAGGCAGAACCCCTGCAGATGCAATCAAGGCAATTGCTGGGGAAATGAAAACTGATGGAATAGATATAAGTTCTATCGTAACTGATAAACAGCACGTTCTAAATATCCGAGGAACAGTTTTGT